TCATAATTATTATACCCAACAGTACCACCAGTAGGAGTTCTAAAGAATAATTCATAAGTCTGAGCACTTGTTGATGAAGGACTATCTAACCATGACCAAGATAATGACTGTCCATAATTACTCGTATGGCCCCCACTTATTGCTGAATTCTCTTGCCCATAATTACTTGATATCCAACCATAATCAGACGCGTTTCTATATAACTTAAATTGATGATAAGCAGTTGCTGCAGCTGTATAAGTGCCATTCATATTACCCATTAATATAATCTTACTACTCGTTGCGGATGGCGTAATAACTACTGAAAGACCTGTGCTAACAAAATATGTTGTGGCTGTACTTGTCCATACAGTTCTTACACTTTCAACAACTTGCATCACTGCTCCTGCACTTGGCACAAGCGTTCCAGCACTAGCGTCTATAGTCTGACCAGACGGTATGATAATCTTATTAGCGTTAGATCCGCTAGTAAGACCAGTTAAATTTTCTACTTTTATAGTACTCATATAATCACCAAGTTTCCATTTACTGTGAGCGTTACACCAGATGTTACCGAAAGAGGTCCATTGCAACTAGCATTTTCCGTACTTCCTATAGTTACATTATTTGACAATGTTTGATCATTAGTTTGAAATAATGCAAGTTTAGTTTTATGTAATTCTGTATCAAATAATGTAGCTCGAATACTAGATGCAAATGTACCGCCACCCGAAAGCGTCGGTGCATCAGCTACACTAAATGTATTATGACAAATGATAGTTATTTCGTCACTAAGTGCAGCTCCAGTTCCAAGTACAACTGTAGTACCTGTTGAGGCTGTATAATCAGCAGGCTGAAGAAGAATACCATTAAGATACACGTCAACCGCACCCGCACTATAAATTGCGTTAAAGCTGGTTTGACCAGCAGTTGCGGTAAACGTATAAGCTCTTCTAGTACCTTCAGTTAATGTCTGTCCAATGTATGCCATTATTCAGGTCCTCACTAGGTATATTATTTACCTGCTAATTCAGCTGCTGAGTCTGAATCTCGTTGAGCGGCTGTTTTAACCCAACCACGAGTAAAAGCATCAGCTACGATTAAATCTCTCGTTGCAGGAATTGCGACACCGTCGTCAAGTGCTTTAGTTGTATATAAGTTTACGATCTCATCGACCGCTATTCGAGCACGGTTACTAGCTGCATTATCGATCCAGTCGGCAACGTTATTAGCGGCGTACTCCATTCCTTTATTCTCTGTATCTGTCAGAGTGATAGTAAAATCAACCATTTAATTATCTCCTATGATGGTTTATTTGGCCATACAACAGTATCTAGACTATTATATGTACCTGTTATATCTCGGAGTGCTTGACGGTATGTCGTTTGATCCGAGGTCATTGTGAGATCTGATAGACCCCACCAATCAGTCGCCGCAAGACGACTATCTCTTTCAGCGCGAAGCAATTTTAAAGGCTCTGCGTTTACTAATTCTGTTTTTTTAGTATTAACTTGGCTCCATGTTACACCAAAGTCAGCTGGATTTGATGATTCAATGGCTGAACCATTACCATCTTCTCCAGTTACTTTTGTAAACATAGAATTAAATTCTGTTTCATTTGTAGGCTCACCGCGCATAACCCACTCGGTTATACCCAATGCGCCTAACGCTGTTGCTACATCTGTCATTTGTTTTTCCTTGTTTTTTCTATATTTATAATTCTTTTATCCGATTAGATAACCCAAAAACTGAGAGTAAGATGGAGTATTGTTAGAATAAACACCAGTGGATACGTCATTGGTCTGGTATAAATAAGCTGCACATTTTTCATTAGCATTAAAATAGTGGACTGTTGATACTTGCATTGTTCCAAGAGCGCCATCATCTTGAGATAGTGCCATAGTTTCACCACCACTAGCAGGGTCATTGCCTACAGTGTACAATTCTAATACCTTTACTCCAGCACCATTATGAGTATAAGCGTTTGCAAAAAAGAAATAGTATCCAGAAACAGGGGCGGTGAAGGTGCTTGTAGAAGTATTAAAACAACCACCTACATCATATGTTTCTGCGTTAAAAGGTATCCTTCTTGTTGCATTATGTACTATATCTACCCAACCAGAGCTTCCAATATAAACTTTAAACATTGGTCTTGCTGGCGTAGTTACCCTACCAGTGCTATCAATTGCCATAGCAGCAGTTCCAGCAGCGTTTTGTATATTATCAACTTTTATAATCGAAGTCATTTTTTTATTAACCTATTAAAAATCCTGAAAAGTAACCACCATAGGGCCAACTTCCTCTTGTAGTTGTACTTACTGTTGAATATCTTTTAACGTGCATAGTATCATTAGCAGCTAAGTAGCAACATCCACTAATAACATGACCATCATAATGTGGGCTTGTAGTTGGTATACTTACACTACCAGGAGTATTAGATGTACTATTATTAATAGATAGAAAGAAAGTACCATCTACATCTGCATTAGTAGTGGCAGTCCAGCTTGCATTAAATTGATACCAACCAGATACAGGAGCAGTAAATTTAGATGTAGTTGTATTATAATTTGTTCCACCTCTTTGAGAACCTACAGCACCGTTATATCCTACATCTTGCCAACTAATACCTAAGGTTTGTGCCGGAGTCGCATGAGCTAAAAATGCTGGGCCATTGACTGTTTGAATATGTCCTGCTCCATTCATAGTCCACAAATGATTTGCACCCCAGTGACCAAAAGTAAGATAGTTATCTGTAGTACTTGCGTTACTATTCCACTCAAATCCAACCCAAGCTGAATTAAAATTATTCGGCTCTTTACCAATAAGCATGAGATTTGTGTTACCAGCCCCTAGAGAAGAAGATAAAGTTTCTATAGAGTGGTTGAAGCTATTGTTTCCTGTTGCATTAGCAATGTTTAAAGCTGGTGATCCTGCTGTTCCACTAGCACCTATACTAAACTTACCTGTCATAGTATCGCCGGCCTTAGCTACAAATGCTGCATCAGATGCTGTTTTTGTATGATAGCGCGCATCAGTTTCAGTTTGATCCTGATAAGATACACCAGTTGCAAGATCGTGCGACTTACCCATTAGGTTATCTCCAACAAACTCATAATAACATCACAACTACTTGCCGTATTTGATGTTATCTTTACACTATCACCAGTTTCCATGACAACTTTTTGATCTCCACCAACAACGACTAGCGAACCTCCACTGGGTACGGTTGCTGTTTTAACCATGAAATGATCATTAGCTCCATCATTAAGAGCTACATCAACTGTTATTGCTGTTGCCGTATTGTTAGAACATGTTAATCCAATCACTGTTGTTTGAGTAGAAGATCCTACTGTATAACTGCCAACAGTTGCTGCTGACGTTCCAACGTTCCTTGATAATTTTCTTTTAAATGTATTGGGCATAGTTTATCCTAACGCGATTGCCATTGCAACTGCATTTTCGTTTGCTGCATTCGTTGAAAATTGAGTAGTAGCAACAGTTGTATCATTTGTACCAGAAGGCCTTGTTGCCGTTCTGATATGTCCGAAGTCTACTAAAAGGTTTGATGTTGTGGCTGAATCATAGCCAACTTGTAAGCCGTGCTTGACGACAAAATCTTTATCCGTAGCCATTAGTTCACTTTCCCTGTTTGGCGTTTATGTTATTTATAATAGTTTAACCTAGCAAAATGCCTGTCCAATGACTTTCACTTTTGAAAATTTTAGAGCTACCGTTTGTATGAATATCAAAAGTTACATAATCATTATAAGCCAAATTCAATAAAAATGATCCCATTTCTGTATGATAATTTGGAGTTACTTTAAAATCAGAAAAGGATACGCCTTTAGCTCTATCTATGTTTCTATTGCCATTTACTATTGGGTATGCATAAATCCATGTAGGTTCGTTAGCATTTTCAAGTTGAATTTTCCAAGATATCAGATACTTTCCAGAAATGGGCGCAGTAAATCTATAATTTGATGTATTATAATGATTTCCTGTGTTCCAACCTGTGCTATTAAATGCTAAAGTATCCCACGATGAAACAGGTGTATTAAATGAAGCCACACTGGGATATGCATAAAAACTAGGTTGACTAGGCTTTTGAACAATACCATCTTCATGCCAGTACATAGCTTGTACACCACCGGCGATTCCAAGTCCAAGAAAGTCTCGTGACCCTGAACCGCTTTCGCCTCTTAGTGCCCATCTTTCATTACCTGTTACAGTAAAGTTCATAAGTTCAGTATTATCAGCAGCTTCAATATGTAAAGGAGCTTGTGGTGCATCTATACCAATACCAACATTACCATTTGCTTTAATCGTCATTGCATTTGTATCATCAGGAGCAAACTTAAAATCTTTAGTGGCGTTGTATTCGATATATCCACCGTTAGCACCACCTCCTGCGCTAGACGCCATTTCAATAAAAGAGCTACCGGCTGAGTTTTCAAACTTTGCTACTGTACCGCCTGTATCTGTCTTTTTGACATGTAAATTTCTATCTGGGCTTGTAGTACCGATACCAACATTACTATTAACATTTACATTACCAGTAAATGTACCGCCTGTTGTCGGCATGACTCCTGAATATGCTACATCCTCAAATGCTAATATATTTACTTCTGCTCCAACTTCTGCTCCAGCAGTAAGAACAATTGAGGTACCATTAGTTGCCGTATATTCTGATGTGCTTTCTAAAATAATACCGTTATAAGTTACGATCATTGAGTTAGGGTCATATGCTAATGTTGCACCACCACCATCAGCTCCAGTAAATGTAGTTTGACCGGCTGTGGCAGTATACTTAAATACTGTCATCTTATTATTAACGGCTCTTGATAAATCTCTTGCTCTAGTCATTAGTCGGCCTCTTCTATCGTATTACCTTCAGCTACCCATTCAAGGATTGCTGCGTAGTGGCGGTTAGCGGGGTCTAGAGGAATATACATATATCCCTGTCCATCTATTTCTGCTGTAACCTGACAGTTTTTACCATCATCATCTGTTATATATTTTACTGATGTAATATTCATAATTATAACTCCGCATCCGCTTGCCACTCCGTTGCAGCGTAGGCATTACCTGCAGAAGTTGTTCCTATTTGTGCAACTGCATTATGTACACTTGCAGTAAATCTACTAAAATTATAAGTGGTAGTTATTGTGGGGTTTGCCCTCATTGTCACAGGAAAAGTATAAGCCGCAGATGCTGAAGAATTTGGTGGTGTGCCTGTTGAATAAGGACTTCTTATATAGATATTGTCACTTAAACCCGAACTAACCCAAGAATAATAGTACCTTTGTGCTTTGGATAGTGTGACTGAGTACGGTTCGTGCTCAAAAGGAGTAGCGCTACTACCAACTTCTAGCTGAACTCCAGTAATTTCCCAATCATTGCTTGTGTTGTCTGCAAAGTTTACCTGACCAGTAGCACTACTGGGGTCAGTCGCTGACCTCCATGTAGTATTTAATGTGCCACCTTGCACTGCGGAACCAGCAACTAACCAAAATGATAACTCTAATGAACTACCATTATTATCGTCAAACTTGCCTGTAGTGTCTGCCGGAAAACTAATAGTGTATCTGTTCCAGTTTGCGTCTGCTACTGTGTAAGAACCAGAAACCTCTCTACCATTATCTCTGTCATATAACTCAACACAATAAACACCAGTTTTATTCGTTTTGGCGTAGAAAGATAACGTAAAACCTAAAGCCGTAGCGTGTCCTTTTTTAAACCTTTGTAAGTCTTGGCCTTCCATTTTATATACTATCTTTACTTCTTCATTAGATGCAATAGAAGTATCAGCAGTTGTACAATCCATCTTTAATGAATTAGAAAACCCTGCTAAGTCTGTTACAGAGTTTTGAGAACAGGTATATGTGCTTCCAGTGTTTTGCTTATATACTGCAAATCTATCTAAAACATATTGATTACCAACATTTGATGATGAGGCCTGGCGTTGGCTAAAATTCATTGCACCGTTGATTATAACGTTGCGCCCTGCAAGATGTCCTTCGAGAGGAAGATTATCTGCTAAATTTCGTGCGTTACCCATCTTAGACTCCTTACGTCGTATTTAACATATAACCGACATATTGGCCATATGTTCCGCCATCTATTTTTGGACTACCACCCGAGGCGTTGAAAGTAACATAGTCATTAGCAGCTAAATTAAGTACGCAAAATCCCATCATATTTTCCCATCCACCTTGATAATAGCCATATATTCTACCACCCTGCGTACCCATTACAGAACTTCCGTTTTTCCACCAATCAAAAGATACGACACCGGCAGCTGCCTTATGTATGTTACTATGAAAGGCAAAATAATAAGCACCGCTAAATGGTGCAGTAAATCTGTGATTTGATGCGTTAAAATCGTTACCTTGATTAACATGAGGAGTATGAAATTGAACAACTGTGCCATTTGCTAAATATGAATTTACATAGGCCGGCCTAGTTGCAAAGTAAGGCATATTAGGATGCATCACAGTACCGTCTTGCAATCTTACAGATTCATAAGCTGCTGTATCACCACCGGCATACATTTTTATTGGTTTGGTTGGTTGAAGATGCCTAATTTGCATATTATTTGGACCAGCAAATATATCTGCATTCAATGTACCTTGTGTTTCAAAATCTATTTCACCACCAGATGTACCAGTTCCATTAAATGTTAACGTTTTCCAGTTTGTATAATTATTTGGAGTTGACGTTCCTAGTCCGATATTACCCTCTTTAGTCATCCTTAGAATTTCATCGCCGCCAGTTCCATTATCTGCTCTTGTGCGAACTATAAAATTTGCATGATTACTTCCGTCTGCACCAACTTGCATTTCCCAATTTCTATAACCAGTAGCAGCATTTGATGTTGTTAACATTATTCCTGCATCACCAGCTTCGTTTACGTGTAGAGATTTAAGAGGCGCAGTATGATTAATACCAACTCTATTATTAGCTGCATCTACTTTTAAAGTATTAGTATCAACCGTTAAGTTGTTTGCTAAAATAAGATTACCGTCAGAGTCAGAATGTAATCTAGCTAAATCTCTTGTTAATGACATATCATCCTACCTCATACGATATAACAACAGTGAACATAAATGCTTGACCGGTACCATTACCGTGCAAATGAGTATTATTCATAGTAATATAATTTGAACCAGCATATTCAGCTTGAGAATATAATTCGCAAGTAGTTGCCCCTGTTTGAAATTGACAAATAATATCTCCGGCATAATCCTCAAAACCAAATAATGAAAATATCATACCAATTTGATATGGACCAGATACTTGTGTAAATGGCATTCCACCAAAAGAAATAAGACCTGTGCCGCTGTTAAATGAACTAGTTGCAATTCTCATATAATAGGTGACAACTCTGCCGACTTTTGTATATCTTCCTGTTTGTTCTGTATAGGTAGGGTTTTGATTAAGATTATTTAA